GTTCTTATGATATAGACAACACACAGTAGGTGTGTATTTGTTCCCTATAAGTTTCGGAGTTATAAATCCCAATGTGGATTGATAATGATTTTCCAAAACTGTTAGGTGCAGAACTCTATAGACCTCATCCCGGTTATATCATCGAGATGGCTGTAGAGCCTGTGGTTGTTCACGATTTCAGTAAGCAACCCGGTCAAACTGTTCAATTAGACAGATATCGCTTCTGGGGTAATCCAGGTAATAAGGATTCCAGAGAGCGTACTGCTGATCAAACACTTGGCACAGCATCTAGCAGAAACATTGTTAAGGACAAAGT